ATTTCTTTAAGGACTGGTAATTCTCATACAGGAACAAGCACAATAAGGCTAGGTTTGTATAATGCAAATGCTACAACAGGAAAACCAGATACAGTTTTTTTAGATGCTGGCACAGTTGCTTGCAATGCTACTAACACCAATTTTGAAATTACAATTTCAAGCACTCCACCAGCAGGATTTTATTATGTTGCGATAAACGCACAAACAATTACTGGAACGCCTATTGTTTCCGCATTTAACGCTACAAACACGCTTCCTTTTTATTTTCTTAAAACTACTGATACTGTTGAATCAGTTACATATTTGACTGGATATTCTGAGGGATCAATAACTGGTGCTTTTGCAACTGCTGGCAGTTTAACTGTAATCACTAGCGCTCCTGTTTTAACACCATTAAGGATGGCATAATGACAAAAAAAATTAAATCAGTAGTTTATGGTATTGGCGGATTTGATGAGTCAAAGCCCGAAAATAATGTTATTGAAATTGTTCATTACTCAGATGAAGAATTATCTAAATTAGCAGTTGAGGAAAAGGCTGCAGCAACTAAGGCTTTATTGTTAAAAAAACTTGGTATTACAGCTGAGGAAGCCGCTTTACTTTTATCCTAATGAAGCCTTGGCTATGTGCAGCTGGAGTGCAGTTAAGAGATCAGATTGATACCTGGTACCCAGATCGCCGCTCTACCAGTGATGGGTGGATTGGTGATGCTCGTCATTCCGCCAGTAAATCGGATCATAATCCAGACGAACGGAGCGGATTCGTTGTCAGAGCCATTGATGTTGATTCTCGCCTGGATTCATCCGAAGGGATCTCAATATATCTGGCTGACCAGATCAGAAAATGTGCGAAAACCGATAAGCGTATATCTTACGTAATCCATAATGGCATGATTGCTAGCAGGATTCTTAATTTTAAGTGGCGTAAGTACAAGGGTTTTAACAAGCACACAAAGCACATACATATCAGCTTTACAAAGTTAGGCGATAAAGATAGCAAGCCGTTCGATATACCACTACTAGGGGGTAAACTATGAAAATAAGCAATAAGCAGAAAACAATACTTAAATCATACTTTAGGGGTGTGCTTGTTTCATTCTTAACATTCTTAGCCAGTAATGAGTTAGGACTAGATCCAGTTATATCAGTAGTAGTGGCCGCACTTGCAGGCCCAGCAGCTAGGGCTTTAGATAAATCCGATACAGCTTATGGCATCGGTGCAGATGAAGCATGAGTCCAGCAGAATGGGCTGGCTTTGGCGCTGGCGTTATGGCCGTGCTATCAGGCGGGCTAATCGGATTACGTTTTCTCGTTAAAGGTTGGTTAAACGAACTACGACCTAATGGTGGATCTAGTATGAAGGATCAATTAACAAGGTTAGAACAGCGTGTTGATGATCTATTCCTTATCATGAATAAGCGACAATAGCAATATGGCAACCGCACGCAAGCGCAAGAAGGTTAATAAGCGCAAGGGTAAATATACCCATGAGCAGATTAATACCAAGTTAGATACCTATGCCATCTCGTTGCGTGAATTTTATTTAAGCCTAAGACGTGCAGGATTTCCAGTAGATCAAGCTCTAGGGATGTGCGATAAAAACGTATTTCCAGACTGGCTAACACCATCTAGTCCAGACTTTGATCCAGTTAATCCAGACCATGACCCCTACGAAGACGAGGACTAATTGCGCAAAATTGCGTTCGTGTCAGATCTGCAAGTTCCTTTTTTTAATGAATTAAGTGTCAAATCAGTAGGCCGTTTTTTAGCCAAGTGGCGGCCTCATAGAACTATCTGCATAGGCGATGAAATTGATTTACCACAACTTGGAGGTTTTAACGCTGGAACTATTGACGAGATGGTGGGCAATATAAACGATGATAGAAAACAAACACAAGAAGTATTAAGTTACTTAGGCGTAACAGATGTACTGGGGAGTAATCATGGAATCAGACTCTACCGATCAATTAAAAAAAGACTTCCATCATTTCTCAACCTACCCGAAATGCAATATGAGCGTTTTATGGGATATGACAAGCTCCAGATTAAATTTCACCCATTTGGGCTCGATTGGGCACCAGGCTGGACAGCCGTTCATGGTGACGCTTTCCCTCTTAGCCAAGTACCTGGACAAACGGCCTTAAATGGGGCTAGAAGGCTTGGTAAGAGCGTGGTGTGTGGGCATACCCATAGATTAGGCCAGTCGGCCTTTACAGAGGCATCTAGAGGCCAATTAGGGCGTACTGTATGGGGCGTTGAGGTTGGCAATTTAGTAGATTTGAGCAGTTCAGGCATGGCGTATACAAGGGGCTATGCAAACTGGCAACAAGGTTTTGCTGTGGCCTATGTGCACGAGCGTAAAGTCCAGGTGATTACAGTGCCTATAAATTCAGATGGCAGCTTTATATTTGAAGGCAAACTCTACAAATAACGTTATCAAATCGTTATCAAATATAGGCTTTAAATCATCCACAAAGTCATACACAGGTGTCACACTATTTCCATGCCACAAAGCGTGAGCATAGAAAGTAGGGCTACATGTACACAGAGCTGAAAGACTTTGGGTATTTAATTATGTGGGGAGTAGTCGTAGGGTTATTACTTACCTGGGCTATTGGCACATATATCGAAAACGTCAAAACTATACATTACTGGCGAGGCCGTAAAGATGGCTGGGATATGCATAGAAGGATGGTCGATAACGATGTCCACAACAACTGAGAAACTATTTGCAGATGCAACAGAGCTTATACACGCAAGGGGTTCACAGTACGGACACCCTTACACTCAACATAGTCGTATTGCCGAATTATGGTCTGCTTATTTTCATTTTCCGATCACAGCAAACCAAGTGGCTATGGCCATGTCACTCGTTAAGATCAGCCGCAGTGTTGAATCCCCAGAAATTTCGGATCATTACAAAGACGCAGTTGCGTATATTGCTATTGCCAAAACATGTCATGAGGCGATGCAAGACAGCGCACTAGATTGGCAGGAGTAATGGCTTTCGATTTAAGTTTATATGAACCAGTTGATGAAAGACTACATAAGTGGTGGAAGGAGTTCCCAGATGGAAGATTGGAAACAGAGATTATCGAGGCCTCAAACACTCGATTCATTGTACTTTGCAAGTTATTCAAAACAGAGGCAGATACCAAGCCGTGCTCTACTGGGCTTGCGCTTGAAACTATTTCTGATAGGGGCGTTAATGCAAATTTCGCTCTACCTAATGCGGAAACAAGTGCGATTGGTCGAGCGCTTGCGAATGCAGGTTTCTCAGCTAAAGGAAAGCGACCTAGTAGAGAAGAGATGGCTGCGGTAAATAGCAAGTCAGAAACCTTTACAGTCGAAAACAAGTTAGAAGATCCAGTGCAGTGGACTACTACTGATTGGGTTGCAGCTGTACCAGATACACCTAAGCCGCCAATAGATTGCTGTGAGCAAGGTATGACACTTAGACAAGGTATAAGCAAAACTACTAAGAAGCCATTTTATGGCTATGTATGCCTGGGTAATATCAAAGAACATGCTAAATGGGCATCACAGACCAGTACGGGCGCTTGGTACTTTAAGGATAAGGAGTAGATATGGGATACATCGCATTTATCAACGGCAGTGGAGTCACTGTCGAAATAGATGATAGTGGTGTGCATCTAGTTAAATCTGTTATCACATGCGAAATGTGTGGCGATGATAGGGTTTTCAAAGATGGCACATGCTTTCGATGCCACGAATTGATCGCTCGTGACTAAATTCAAATGTAATGGGTGTAGTCGTAACACTGAGTTCTTATGGCTTGACCAGACAGATATGCCAGATGGGTTCAAATTATACCAATGCATGGACTGCGGGGCTGTGGGATGCAAGAACATAGCTGAGCAGAAAGATGCACCGAAAGATAGCAAGGTAAGCAGATGTAATAGCTGTGGGGCTTGGCAGTTTGACACACTGCCTTGTCACACTTGCCTATTGATTGGAGAATATGATGCCAACGTATGAATATAGCTGTAATGAGTGTGGTACTTATGGAAGTGTGCATAGGACATATAAAGAGGATGATGGCGGGATGCTTTGCCCTAAATGTGGGCTAGATATGGCACGTATGTATTCAGCACCTGGCATAATCTTAAAGGGTACTGGATGGGGCTCTAAACCATGAGTGAGGCTGGTTATGATTGTACTTGGATTGATCAATATGAATTTGTGCCATTCTTTGCCACGCCGTCTGACCTGCGATTATCTTACAGGATTTGACAGTGTGTGATACCCTAAAAAAGCGTTCGATCTTAAATCGAAAAGCTGAGTCGCCAACGGCTAGACTCGGAAGGCGCAGAGTTTGGGCGA